AATGAAAACAAAACGTGCAGACCTGTTAACTAGGTGGGGTCACCTTAGATCTGAAAGAGCTACATGGTGGTCACATTGGCAAGAAGTCACTACATATCTATTGCCAAGAAATGGACGTTATTTTCAGCAAGATAGGAACAAAGGCCATAGAAGACATAACTCGATATACGACAATACTGGTACAAGAGCATTAAGAACATTAGGTGCAGGTATGATGGCAGGTGCAACAAGCCCTGCAAGACCTTGGTTTAGACTTGGAACGGCTGACCCAGAGTTAAATAGATATACACCTGTCAAGTTATGGCTAAATGATGTAACAGAACGTATGCAATTGGTGTTTCAAAAGTCCAATACATACCGAACATTGCATGGTATTTATGAAGAATTGGGAGCATTTGGTACGGCAGGTTCGATTATATTGCCAGATCCCAAGACAGCTATCCATCATTACCCTGTAACGATAGGAGAATATGCAATTGCTACGGATTATCAGGGCAGAGTTAACACTTTGTACAGAGAATTTCAGAAGACGGTAGGAGAGGTTGTAAGAGAGTTTGGATATAACAAATGTTCAACGTCTGTTAAAAATCTGTTTGACAGAGGTTCACTAGACCAATGGATTACGTTAGTTCATGCCATAGAACCAAGAGATGATAGAGAGCGTGACTTTAAAAAGAAGGACAATATGAACATGGCATACAAGTCTTGTTACTTTGAGATAGGTGGTGATGGCGAACAAGTACTAAGAGAGAGTGGATATAAAGAATTCCCTGCTGTTGTACCTAGATGGGGTATATCAGGTGGTGATATTTATGGCAATTCACCGGGAATGGAAGCATTAGGTGACGTAAAACAGTTACAACATGAGCAATTACGCAAGGCACAAGGCATTGATTACCAAACAAAACCACCGTTGCAAGTACCTAGCTACATGAAAAACCGTGATGTAGACAGTCTTCCGGGTGGAGTTACGTTTATTGATGGACAACAAGGCAAAATTGAGACTGCATTTAACGTAAACCTTAATTTAAATCATTTATTAGCAGATATACAGGACGTAAGGCAGCGTATTAATGGTAGTTTTTATGCTGATTTGTTTCTTATGTTGGCTAATGCTACTGATACAAGGATGACTGCAACAGAAGTAGCAGAGCGACATGAAGAAAAATTATTAATGTTAGGTCCAGTACTGGAACGATTACATAATGAATTATTAGATCCATTAATTGATAATACTTTTAATAGAATGCTTGAAACTGGACTAGTACCACCTGCTCCAGAAGAGTTACAAGGCATGGAATTAAACGTAGAATTTGTTTCTATGTTGGCACAAGCACAACGTGCAATTGGTACAAATAGTGTTGATAGGTACGTTAATAATATGGGTATGGTTGCCCAGATGAAACCTGATGTTTTAGATAAATTTGATTCTGATGCATGGGCTGATGGATATGCTGATATGTTAGGTGTAGATCCTAAACTTATAGTTGCAGGTGAGAGAGTAGCCAAGATACGTCAAGCAAGAGCGGAACAACAACAAGCAATGGCACAACAAGAAGCACAACAACGTGCTGTAGAAAATGCAACTAAATTAAACAATAGTAAAACTGGAGAGCCATCTATGATGGACATGATGAACCAATTTAGTGGTTACAATTCACCATCACCATTGGAGGTATAACATGAATTTAATTGATCTTAAAAAAGACCCACAACCTATAGATAGCAATGAAATGTATGACGAACCGATGTATAGCTACGGTTTGTGTATATCGCTTGGTAGGGAAGAGCTAGAAAAGTTAGGAATAGAAAAGTTACCAGAAGCAGGTAGCGAAATGATGATTAAAGCTATTGCTTATGTTAAAACTGTTAGGGAAAGCAAAGAAAAAGATGGTGTTGAACAGAATGTAGAACTACAAATATGTGCAATGGGAATTGATCCTATTGACAAAACAAAAGATCAGGCCAAAGGTTTGTACGAAACCCAACCCAAACCTGCGATAAAGGCAACACCTGTTGCTAATACCTCAACTTATTTAGCATAGGAGTTTATTATGGAAGATCCAAATTTCACAAAAATGTCACCTGAGTACAAAAAAAGGTTTAGAGAAATGATAAAAAAGCACGAAGAAGAAGAAAAAAAATTAAAAAAATTATATAATAAATCAAATCATGGGGGTAAAAAATAATGTCGTTTGGTAAAGCACTACAAGATTTTAAAGATAAAAACAGAAAAAGAAAAGGTACAAAACCGGGTGAAGTTGGATTAGATATATTTGATAGAGCTAGAAGAGCAGAAAAAGAAAGAGATGAGAAAAAAAAGAATCAATCAAAAATGGAACAATTTGCAAACAAATTATACGGAGGTAGTTAATAATGGCTGATGCAAAAAATATTATACCTGCAAAAATAAAAAGAAAAGCAGCAACATTAGAAGCTATGAAAGAAGGAGGTATGGCATCTGATAAACAAATAAAAGAATTGGAAAAACTAAAAAAACTTTACCCTTCAATGTTTTAAATTATGAAAAATCAAGGATTATGGGCAAACATTCATGCAAAACGTAAAAGGATTGCAGATGGATCTGGAGAAAAAATGCGTAAAAAGGGTAGCAAGGGTGCTCCAACTAACAAAGCGTTAAGAGATAGCCAAAGTAAAAAAGCATAAGGTGTGACCGTAACACGGTTATGACTAGATATATTAGAGCATGAGTGAATACAATCCTCTCGACCTCAAGAGTCAACAAAAATCTAAAGACAATAAAAAGTCTGAAGAAAGAATTGACCGCCAAAATGAAGAGTCGGACATCAAATGGTTGATGAGCAGCAAGAGGGGTCGCAGATTAATCTGGAGACTTCTGGAGCAAGCAGGTGTTTTCCGATCATCGTTCAACACTAACGCAATGGCAATGTCATTTAGCGAAGGTAACAGGAATTATGGTTTGCAAATACTAAACTTAATCCACACTCTCTGCCCAGAACTATACCCGACAATGATTAAGGAGCAAAAAAATGTCAGAAACGCTGATGACGGAAGCCAACCAAACCAATGAAGGCAGCACACAGCAAGCAGTAGAAGGAACAGAAATTGAGCAATCAGTTGAAACTACTAATACTGAAAATACACAGCAACAAGCTGAAACTGTAGCGGATCAACAAGATTCGGATGAATCCTCTGTTGAAAGTGAAACTAGCGAACAGGAAACACCAGAAGGTGCTCCTGAGAAATACGAGTTCAACGACAAGGTGGCTGACGCACCAGAGGTACTCGACCCCGATGTATTAACTGCATTCGGTGAAGTCGCTAAAGAACTTGACCTGCCACAGGAAGCTGCACAAAAAGTATTAGACAAAGTCGCACCTGTAATACAGGCAAGACAAGCAGAACAGGTTGAAAAGGCACGAGTAGAGTGGGCAGAAGATTCAAAATCAGATGATGAATTTGGTGGCGAAACTTTTGATGCCAATCTAGAAGTTGCAAAATCAGCCCTTGATGCTTTCGGTACTTCTACTTTTAAACAGTTGCTGTCAGAATCTGGCTTGGGAAATCATCCCGAAGTAATTCGGTTTATGTACCGAGCAGGTAAGGCAATTAGTGAAGACAGTTATGTTGGTAATTCTCAAGGTGCTAGTGCTAAAGGCAATGGTATTCCAAAAGATTTTAACGGCATAGCAAATGCACTATATTCTAATCAGCAAAACAAGTAAGGAGTTATTAAATGGCTACACTCTCAACAGCAAATTTAACACTAGCGGATTGGGCAAAAAGATCTGACCCAGACGGTAGAGTTCCAATCGTTGCAGAACTGTTATCACAGAGCAACGAAATATTAGATGACTGCGTTTTTAAGGAAGGTAATTTACCTACTGGTGAACGTGTAGTTATTAGAACAGGTTTACCCGGTGTTTACTGGAGAGCATTAAACCAAGGTATTCCATCAAGCAAGTCAACAACAGCACAAATTGATGAAGCTTGCGGAATCCTAGAAGCACGTTCTGAAGTAGACAAAGACTTAGCGATGTTAAATGGTAACACCGCACAGTTCCGTTTATCTGAAGATACTGCGTTCTTGGAAGCAATGAACCAGACTCAAGCTGAGACAATGTTCTACGGTAATCCCGGAACAGATCCTAAGAAGTTTCTAGGTCTTGCACCAAGATACGGTGATCTTTCCGCAGATAATGCTGTAAACATTCTTGATGCAGGTGGATCAAGCTCTGATAACGCTTCTGTTTATCTAGTTGTTTGGGGTGATAATACTGTTTATTGTCCTTTTCCAAAAGGATCTAAAGCAGGTTTAACACACGAAGATCTTGGTGAGCAAACTGTTTACAATAGTGACGGTACAAGGTTACAAGCTTTTGCTACTCGTTACCAATGGAAAAACGGTTTGGTTGTTAAAGATTGGAGATACGTTGTTCGTATTTGCAACATTGACATTTCTGACCTACTTGGTAGTGCTAATACACAAACTGCTGCTGCATCAACTAACTTAGTTAAATTGATGGCTAGAGCATTATACAGAATACCTAATATGGCTATGGGTAGAGCAGCATTCTATATGAATAGAACTGTTCACTCAGGCATGAGTATTGCTGCACTTGATAAATCACAAAACGTATTATCAATACAAGAAGGTTTATCACAGTTTGGATCAGCACAAAGCTACCTATCATTCTTGGGTGTTCCTCTAAGAAGAGTAGATGCACTAATTAATGCTGAAGCTCGTGTGACTTAATAGTTACAAGATATTTATTTCTATTTTTTTGGAGAATTTCTTAAAATGATTACAGACAAACTGCTCCGAGTGAGCGAAGATCAAGCATTAACTACAACTGCTGTATCTACTAACACTATTGATTTAAGTGTTGCTAGAGATGTAGGTGAAGGTACTGCTTTGTATATGAACTTTGCAGTAACAGAAGCACTAGCTAATGGTACAAGCGTAAAGTTTGAAGTTATTAGTAGTGCAGCAGCAAACTTAGGTTCTCCTACTGTAATTGGTAGCACCGATGCTATTCTTACAGCAGCATTAACACTAGGTAAAAATGTAGTTGTTCGTATTAACCCAGATATTGCTGGCAAAGGCCAAAGATATTTAGGTGCTAGATACACAATTGCAGGTACTTTTAACGCTGGTAAA